CGGAGCATCACTTGCTGGCGAGGCAGGAGCTGGAGGCGCTGCCTGAATCTTTTCAGCAGCACTCAAAGGAACGACCTGTTGCTGCACACGAGGTTCATCACCAGATTTTGCTCGCTTCAATCCGAACTGGGCACGCGCTTCGTTCGGGCTGTATATCCCACCTTGCACACCACGCGCGAACGCTTCAACGCGATCCTTCATTAATGACCGCAGTAGTGCATCAGTGTTCAGCTCAAGGTACTCGTCAGGGTACCCCTTCAGACCAAAGAGATTTCCGAAAGCCTCCTCGATATGATTGAGTGCAAAACCCAGACCAGACGCGACCCAAGTTTGCATCAAGATTTCTGTAGATCCTTGAGGTCCACTCGGACCTACGCCCAGGATTTGAAGAGGGATACGAAACGCTAGCGCGATGTGATTTTCAGACATCTTCATCACATCGGCCAACTGCGCATCCGGCGCATATGTCGATAAAGGATATGGCTTAACACCAGCTGTCAAAATCGGCGTGCCACCAGTATTAACTCCACGTACTTGTTCATTCCAACGATCACGTAAGAAGTCAATCTGAGCCTTATCCAACACCAAGTCAGTACCTAAAACTATATTTGGACGCGCTTGATTGAGATAGAACTGTATTTGCTGGGTCATGATCGCATCGCCAGCGGCAATGTCTTTCAACGCCGACACGATAGGAGACTGACCTAACAACATATTATATTTGGATGTATGTAAACGAACATGCAAAACATCACGAGCTGGTACAATGATAGGAAGATCATTTATCTGACGATCAATAACCTCGTTACCACCCAGCACATAAAATACATCACCTGTTTCTGGTGATACCAGAGGGTAGCTTACACCCGGGTCCATCGGATGAAGCTCTTCAATCTCGAAACGACTGTTGCGCAAAGCCAGAGCATAAGAATTCCCAGTCATATATAAATCGCGCGTGCTGTTAAGCAAAAAATCACTATTCGACTGGTAAGCGTTTGGCTTCTTCGTAATCCGATAAAGAGCGGATGTCTTGATACGCTCCCGACCATCATCGTCATTCAACCGCCAATGATCACCAGGACACATCGCGACGGTTTGTGAATAAGCAGAAACACAAGCCTCCACTAAAGCAGAAGGTTGGAAGCCTGAGATGTTTCCACCCCTCTGCCACCAATTCCAATTGCCACCGTCATCCAGTAGTCCGCCTGAGACCGGGAGCCAATAAGGTCCCGGCCTCCAAGCGCCTTCTGCGGTCCGCTTGCGGAAAAGGTCCAGCAAACGGTCAAGAAGCTTCATAACTAATCATCCTCGCCGCGTCTCTTTTCAGAGACGTGTTGGCGCGTCTTGTAAGACGCACCACGATCAGGCTCTGCGTCCTTGTCAACCTTCTTGAAACCATGCTTCTCCAGATCCTTCGTAGGATCAACTTTGCGTCCAAGACGATGGTCCACCGGATGGCCATGGCCATCCGGAGGCGAACCATCAGGCGCAAGAACAACTTTCTCACCACGCCTGATCGCATCCATCTCTTCCTGTGATGGCGTCGGCCTTCCTTGCTTAGCCACAGCTTCTGCTTGCGCTACTTGCGATGCTTTCACAACCTCGTCCTCAGAAGCCTTCGCGTCTTTCGCGTCTTGCTTCTCGTGCGCGGCAACGTCCCTTGCGTCTTGCCGAGCTTCTGCCCGTTCTTCTTTGCGAGCCTCTTTTTCTCTCTCTTCCTGCTTATCGTGTTTCGTGTTCATGGCATGATTGTCCCTGTTGCGAAGTCTCTCCAAACCGTACCCCACTTCGAATTACCCATCGACTGGCGACAGGTTAAGAAGTAGTTACCGGCTGAGGATGCATGAATAGAGAACGTTGAGTTAGTTGCATTTGCGATAGATGATACTCCCGAGTACCACTGGAATCTTGGATTGAACGGAGGATGCCCGTCCCAAACTCCAGTAAGCATCGTAAGCACAGATCCAGCTTTAGGAAGTCCAGTCGCAAAGGAAGGGGCTCCACCCGGCTGAGGATTAGCGCGCGGCTGCAAAGTGACCATGCGCTTACCAATCGTGTAAGCCATCTGGTTGCTCCTTCCTTGTATTTGTTACGCCGCGATAGACCCGGTTGCCGCATCCTTGAACCACGTGCCCCAGACCGCATTGCCCATTGACAAACGATAAGCCAAGACGCCTGTCGTTGCTGATTGGCAAGAGAAGGATGCGCTAGTGGCGTTGAGGATATTTGAACCACCGATCATCCACTGGAACCTCGGATTAAAAGAACCGAGACCTCGCCAAGCACCAGTAGCAGCAGTTAGCACAGATCCAACCTTTGCGAGCCCTCCAGTGATAACCGGAGGGGCGCCTTGCTCGTTCATCGCATGCGGCGGATAAGTCGTCATCCGCTTTGAGACTGTGAAACCCATTTGGTTTCTCCTTTCGATTTAAAAGGGAAAAAGAGAGCTTCCACTTTCCATTCACGAAAGCTCCCAAGTTCAGGGAGGAAGAACCTAGATCACGGGTTCCAGTTGAGGCCAGACGTAAAGAGAACCATACCAGCGCGACGCATGATCCAGTTCATATCCATGATCATGCGAACGCCCAAGCTGTCCGTCTGCCAGAGGGACTTCGTTGTCGTACCAGACTGAGCCACACCAGCAGCAATGATGTCCTGTGTAGGAGCATCATCGAGTGTCAGAACAGCCTGATCGCTGACATCGAAGCGCGGGGTATCACCCGTCGCCGTAACGAAGTCAGCAGCATCTACCAACCACCACGTGTCAGCAGGAGCGTTGGTAGATTTGATGAGCGGATAGCCCGCGAGCGTACCACGTGTGATCTCTTCCCGGAAAGGCATGATGCCAGAAGCCGTGGTCGTCGTAGACAGAGCGGCGCTGTTAGCGACACCCGGAGGCATGATCCAAACCGGCGTTCGCACGTTGCCGTTCGTGACAGAGAACAACGCACTCGTGATCGTCTTGATGTCACCGATAAGGGAAGTGACATCAGCACCAGCGGTAGCCGACAACGTCGAAACGCCGTTGCCAAGACCAGCCGGAGCAATGGCAGTCGCTGCACCATTGCCCATCAGAACAGCATCGATCGCAATCGAAGTGTCTTCCAAGATCGCATCGCGGATCAGCTGCTCGATTGAAGGCGTCGAGTGTTCGGCGATCTCACGCGTGAACGTGGAGATGACGCCAACCTTCTTCGGCACCATCGTGACAGCCGAGAACGCACCCTGCTTGACGGGGATCGGCGCACCTTGTGCGACGAACGCACCGGCAATCGTCGGAGTTGATAGCCGGGTCGGCATCGAGAGAATGCCGTTCGGTCCAAACGTGAACCGACCACCCAATGAAGAAAGTTGCGCGTAGATGCTGGTGGGGATCAGCAAGCCAAAGAACTCGCCAATAGCCACCGTCACCAAATCGGCCGCCCAACCTTGCGCTAGCGTGGTGGCCGGGGCAGTTGTAGCACGACAAACAACGTTCATCAACGCGTGCGTGCCTTCGTCCTCGCCGTAAGTCTCCTTGAGCACGTCGATCATAGACAGCCGGCCCTTCTGATGATGGTGCTTGATTTGCACCGTCAGAGCACGCCAAAGATAATCGACCGGCTTGACCTTCTTCGCCGGGATGGCAAAGGGACGCTTGCCGCTAATCGTCAAAGCGCTTGCAGCTGAGCCCCGCTGTTGCTGACGAACAGGTTCTACTGTCGTCGTCTCGTCGTCGTCATCGTCGTTCTCTTCGCGACGCACAGTTTTCACAGCCAACTGCTTCTCGGCCTTCTTCAGAGTCTCCAGGTGACGTTCCTGGATTTCGATCTTCTTCGTCAACTCCTCCGTCGCCAAAGCCGTAGCTTCATCGGGGTTGTCGTCGTCAACGTCTTTCATGATCTCAGTCAGCTGATCCCTCAGCTTCGTGATGTTTCCTTGCACAGCAAGGATGCGTTCAGCGATCGTACCCATGATTTATCTCCTACATGGGCATACATTTCGGCGTGCTCGCCATTTTGGCCGCGACGCACAAGCACTGTTCTTCTGTCGGCAGTCCTGCCAAAGATCAGTTCTTGTGTTTCAACGGATATCGAAGATTTACCTCCTTCGATTATTCAACAACTCTTCTAAATCTTTTCGTCTCTTTTTCCGTCTTTTTTGATCTGGGTCCTTATTAATCTCATCGAGTGAGTAACCATCTCTCTGAAGCTTAGAATCACGATCATTTATTATTTTATATAAACGACCAAGCTCCTCCTCAATATCAAGTGTTCTGCGTTCGCCGCTTGTGTCTTTTATAAGTGTCTTTTTGACAACAGCTTGCTTGCCAAAGACCAGTTCCTGTGTGTCAGCGGATATCTTCAACTCCTTCGCTAACAACAAGGCATTTGGATTGGCTGGCACCGAAACAAGAGAGCACTCCACCAACTCCTGCTCCGTGTAGACAAGTCCATACGTATCGCCCTTCCGCTCCTCATAAGAGATCGGCGTAAAACCAACACTAACGGCCTTCAAAATACCAGCATCGACAAGCTTACGAATCTCATCGATTCGATCACTCGTTCCTTCCTTTGCCAACACAAGGGTGCCACGCAATGCGTTCTCCTCAACCCGAACATTCTTCCAGTTGCCGACAGGGAAGCTTCCCATATGGGCAAATAAAGCGATCGGATTATTGTTGAAGTTATCCAGCTTCCAGCCAGCGGTCAGGATGATGTCATCATAACGATCAGGTGTTGCATCAGACAAAACAAAGTCAAGCCCTTTGGTTTTGTCGCTCGCAACGGTTCTATATTCGACCTCATCGGGTGTCCGCTTAGTCTTGGCCTTCGTATTCATCACTCATCTCCATATATGTCTTCGCAAATGGATTGAGCCTCATCTTCGTCCACCCCGGCGTCCGTTAGATCGATGATGCATTGCTCCACATCATCGTTCTTGGTCTCCTCCTTCAAGAGACCAAGCAGTCGCTTCGCTTTCACATGAATGCGTTTACGCTCAGCAAGACTAAGGGCCACTGTCTGCATCCCTCTGTATATCACGGAAGCTGAGTCCAGCCTTTCCAAGTCTCTCAATCGCAGCTGCCGCCTCATCCGCAGCACGCCTAAGTTTCTTGAAGCTGCGCTCAACGTGCTTGATAGCTCGTTGGGCTTCCCGAGGGTCAGCCTTTATTTTAATCACCGCCTCGGCCATTATTTTCCTCCCTTCCAATAGTCCCAGAAACCAATGATGAAAAGACCTACGAAAAGAGCGACCACAACAAATACAACCGTCCAGGCAAAATCTACTACCGGCGTATCCTGGACCAAAACAAAAAGAAGAAATACCATATCGATCACTCGACGCGATACGCCGCTAGGTGATTGATCAAAATCTTGGCCTTGGGAGATTTCCAACGCAACTGATCGGCGTGTTGGACAGCTTCCAAAGGCGTCATATGTCTCGGGGACTGATCAACCCCATCCTTGTTAACAACCCATCTTTCTGATCCCGTGATCACCATAGGACCACGCACAACAGGAGGCGGCGGTGTTGGAACAGGCACAGGCGGCGGTTGCGGTACGGGGACAGGTACCGGAACAGGATCAACAATTGGATCACCTAAATGAGCCAAGTCATTGTTTAGCGCCGCTAGATCAAAACCTTCCGGAGTCAAACCCGTGGCGTTCAAAGAAAGATCGTTCAACACAGCGTAGCTTTCATCAACGTACTTCTTGAACCAATCGTAGGACATGTCCCAAACCTCGCCCCACGTCGCGACCTTGAACATCTCCGTTGTGTTGTTGTATCCAAGCAAACAAACAGCATGCCCGTTCATTGGGTTGGCTGGCCAAGTAGGCTTCTTCACATTCCACGGACCAAACGTATTGACATCTGGCAAACCCATTCCAATAAAGATACTGCCGAAATATTGAATGGCCAACTGCGCTTGTGTTACACTGGCAGCGGCCGTCTCAACAAACGCTTCGATCTTGTCAACACCAACACCAGTCTTGCGCCAGTAGTTCAACACATCCAACATGTAGCAGCCTTGATCATTCGGACTGAGAATAAAATACGCTTTCAAAATCTCCGCGTCTGAGATTGTTTGGACCGGGTAATCGGCATAGACCGACCATGACTGCACCATATGTCCGGGCGCTGCAACAGCACAATCCCCATACTGATCATTACCCATCACGCCAATATTTGCCGGCAAGCGAGACGCGTGATCGATTTGCCCAGGAGGAGTTGGTAGTCTCCTCGTGTTCAAATAACGAGCGAACTGCAACGTGCGAAGATCGGTCTTCTTTGGGAATTTTCCTAAGCGTTTTGTGATCGGCATGGTCATGGCACCTTTATTGCGTTTATGTTTACTTTTGCTGTCATAGATATATTCACTGTCGCTTGCCGAACTTGCGGCATCTGCAAAGATTGTCGTACTTTGAAATTTCCGGTCATGGCTGTAGCCACGTCACCAAGATCATAAATCTTAAGCTCATGATAATAGTCTTCAGGTACGATGTGGTCCGTGTCATCCGATAACAACGTAATCTCTGCAACACCATCAAACAAATCGATCCCAGCACCTAACTCTTTGCGTATCACGGACTCGTCTTCGCTCGAATGAGCAGTCGGGGCGACACGATACTTGAGCGTGCCGCCCGCTGTCAGTGCAAACGGATCACCGTTAGCGTCTGTTAATGAGATCTCCAACAGAGCGCTATCACCACGATAGACATCAACATCTTGGTTGGTGATCGTCATCGACTACTCCGACATCAGAGAGGTGGAAACTTCGGAGGCGTCGGCGGGACTGGTGGCACTGGAGGCTTCGGTGCTGGTTTGTAGAAGTAGTTTTTATAAACGACGTAAACAATTCCACCCAGCACAACGATGACGAAGAAAAACGGCAGAGCATTTTCCATAGCACCCTCCTTTTAAGGATTGTAGACAACAGCATGCCCACTCGCGACCATCATGTCACCGAAGCTACGACCATCAGCTGTTGTGACCTTGGCTAACATGCGGCCATATTTATCCGTGTCTTGCATCGTAAGCGTGATCACGGCGTTGACAGGCAGGTACACATCTGCTGCTAGCTTCGCTTCCTTACCTGCAGCTGTGTTCATCTCTGGTGAGTTTATGCCCTGCACGCGGACGTGCGCCTCATGCAGGACAAAGCCGGGTATGACTTCCATATGGACGACAACCGTATCACCGTCGACCACACGTACAACAACAGCTGGAACAATCCAGATGTGTTTGAAACTGAGTAAGTAAGACCCGACATCTTTTAGTTCGGTTTTCATTTCATGTTATGTGCGCGCCCAGCACAGTCCCTGGCTTCAATCAACTTGCGTAACGCCGCTGTACGCTCAGCATTGCTTGGAAGAGTCATCAGAGCTTGCGCAAGCTCCGCAAACTTTTGGTTCACTTCAACCAACGGCGGACCCGCACCATGATCATACGCAAAGAACTGCAACAGATAGTCGTGGCGTACGCCACCATCAGCAGCTGGCATGTTTAGCCTCCTTTATTGCTGGTTTAAGAACTCGCCCTACGTATCATCGATTGAAACCGAGTCTTCTTTGCAGTTGGGTCTTTCCAACTAACAGTCGTCCTCGGAGATGGCGGAGTAAAAGTAAAACCAAAACGCCACACCAAGGGTCCGGATGTGGGATATATATTCCAATGAAGATTAGTATTTGCATCAATACTGAAATAGTCAGTTTGTAACAACTGTCCTTCTGTATTAATCGAAAAGGCTGTCGTTACATCCACGTAAGGTGGCACTTCTTCATAACCATTAATCTCAGCTACAATAGTTAAAGGTAAAAACTGACGAGGAGGTTGATCAAACTGAGCGCCCGGTATAGAAGGACTAGCTTGTCCCCAATCAATATATTTAGGATCAGGAGATACACGACCTCCATCCAACAACTGAACCCAAACAAGTTCATCGCCGGGCTGAATAATATTTAAAACAGAATCAACCTCTTTTGCTCCGTGTATCAATCTTGGTATTGTAAAGCTAGTAACTCCTAAAGGACCGACAGATTCACCACCGGAAGGCTCACCAAATCGCATCCACGTACTACCATCATCAAAAATCAAATCGTCTAACACCGCACCACCAAACTCAAACACAAAAGTATCAACATTCGGTCCTGCTGGTCCCTGCGGACCCTGTGGTCCTGCTGGTCCTTGCGGTCCTGCTGGTCCTTGCGGTCCGATCGGTCCTTGTGGTCCTTGCGGACCCGGAGGTCCTTGTGGTCCTGGATGGGCCATTTACTGTTCTCCCTTTAAGCGTTACGAAACTCGCCTTCAGTTAACAACCCATGATAGTTGTCAAAACGAATAGAAGGCATGCACGTGATATTCGGTAACTCGCCAAGCACTTTCCAACCATCACCATCCCTACTACGGCGATCAATCTCCCATACGTCACCGCTCGGACACACCACAGCAATAGGTGGACGATAGTTTGACCAGTCACGCCAATAGTGTGGTGATAGAAACGACTCGTTGATATCAGCCGGACGCTCTTTAATCATATGATCTGTAATCTCGGGACACTTACAAAGCGGATCAAAGTACCAAGGCTCAAACCACGCCATGCCCGGTAGAAAAGGCTTTACATCTTTTTGACCGAGTATCCTGGCCTTGCGCGCGTCCGCTTCCAGCTGACGATACTCACGTAAGGACAGGACGCAGTCTATGCGGATGGTCATCCGGCACCTGTGGTTCGAACTCTTTCTTGACAATCCAACCGTCGAAATTTCCCGGGTGGCGATCGGCAATCAACTCCATAGCCCAGACCGGCGTGTTACAGTCAACTCGAAACAATTCACTAAGAACAATCATATCTTGCGCCTTTCGAACTGAGGGATCAGTTGTTCAAGATTTCTTATTCGATCGTGCACCCAATCGAACTGATCTTCATCAAACTCTGCTCCCATACTCTGCAGCGCTAGAATATCTCTGCGTACTTCCTCGATCGAAGCATCAATGCCACGATTGTACTCACGATCAAGAATTGAAAGAGTCATCCGGCGCGCACCCCTCCACTGTTAGTTCAACGTCGCTAATAGTGCATTAAGCTGTATCCGTAAGTTTGCAAGATCAGCTGGCAAAAACTGTACATCAACCGTCTTCCCAGTGTTCGTTCCAACCCACTTTTTGAAAAGCAGATTTCCACTCACATCTTTTGGAAATGTTGTAACGATGTTCGTAATGGTGGCATCAATCTGCGCCGTCATCGCGTTAAACTCAGCTACAATGTCTTCAGTCGGATTGGCAATTTGCTGTCTAGCATAATCCACCATCGGAGTACCCCTCGCAGATACCCCAGCAAGTTGAGCACGCCAATTCGCGAG